ACAGGAGAGCAATTTAAAGCCGTTGTTGAAAGTAACAACTTAATAAAAATATATGACGGTGATATTGTAATTCAAGGGCGACACTTCACACAGGAAAAAGGCAAAGTTGAAGATATAACAATAAATAACGGTGAGGTCAATAAAAACCGCATAGACTTAATTGTTATCAGATACACAAAAGATAGCGGCTCTGGTCTTGAAAATGCCGAATTTGCTGTTATACAAGGTACGGCAACCACAGGCACGGCGACAGCCCCGAATGTTACAACGGGGGATTTATTATCAAATAACTGTTTATTGCACGAAGTCCCGTTATATAAAATCACATTAACAGGGTTAAATGTTGGTGAGCCAGAGTTGCTTATAAGAAACACTGGGAGCATAGCGGACGCCTTGACAATGAAGGGATGGAATCCCTTAAAATCAGTTGCAGAAGATACACCGAAAAAATGGCGTGAACTCGGCAACGGTATATGGTTTTTTGATATTGCAGACCTTTTAATCGGTCAACCGTCGCAATGGGGCTTTTTGTATAATACGGTTTGCCTTGAAGAAGTATCACAAGAATTTGTTATACAGGCAAGCGGGGAACGCTTCCGCAGAAACGCAAACGGGAGCGGCTGGTATGGTGCAAATTGGCAGTCTGGCGATTGGACGCCGATTTATGACGGTAGAAAAAAACAAATTGTAAGCGGTATTTACTACGGAAACGATAACGGCAGCTCTGATAGTGGATTTGTAACACAATTTATTGATTTAGGCTTTACACCGTCTTTTGTGTTTGTTGCAAGCGGGCAAAAAGTTAAGGGCGACACTGGAGACGCCACAAACGCTATTGTTTTTCCTGAACATCCATATCCTGTAAAAGACGGAGTAGCCCTTGAAATTGTGGATAATGGTTTTAGGGTTGGCAGTTCGGGCGGTCATAGTAATTATGGCTGGTCTATGTTAAACATTAAAGGCGGTAAATACTCATTTTTTGCAGGGCGTTAAAAGGGGGGCTTTATATGTTAATAATCAAAATTGAAGCAGATAAAAACGGCTTTCACTCTATGCAATCACAGAGCCACAGAGAGAAATGCTGGATTGACGGCTATATTGCCGTGCCTAAAGAGCTTGAAAAACCTCTTGAAGAGTGCGGCGGTTATTGTGATCTTGAAATTAAAAACGGTGTTTTAAAAGGCGTTAAACAACGCCCAGAGTTAAAGCCAAAAGAAGAAAAGGCAGTAACAACACTTGAACGCCTTGAAGCGTTAGAAAGTGCGGTGCTGGAATTAACTTTAGGGGGTGCTTGATTATGGCGAAATTCTTATATTTGCAAATAAAACTCGGAAAAATCACTCTTGAAGAAGTCCCCGAAAAGTACAAAGAAGCAGTCGCAAAGTTGCTTGAAGCTGACGGCGACGCTACATAAGGGGGGCAATAAATGGATAATGCAACAATAGTAGCGATTTTGTCATTGATTGGTACTTTTATAGGTACTTTCGGCGGTATTCTGACCGCTAACAAATTGACAACTTACCGAATTGAACAACTTGAAAAAAAGGTAGAAAAACATAATGGCGTAATTGAAAGAGTGTTTAAGATTGAAGAACACGAAGCCGTTATAGATGAAAAAATAGAGGTTGCTAATCACAGAATAGCAGACCTTGAACAATACCACAAATAAAAAAAGGAGTGTTTTTTATGCAAAACAGATTGAAAAGTGCTGTCGTATGGACGGCGGTTTTATCTCAAATTTTACTTGTTGTTACGCTGATTAACCCGAATATCGCAGACGCCGTTAAAATCGTGGGCGGTGTTGTAATTGAGGTTTTAACTTTATTCGGAATCCTTAACAATCCGACAAGTAAAGATAACTTTTAATTATGAAATCTGGGGGCGTTTTTGCCCCCTTTTTTTATTCACTAAATTTAAAAATACGAGGTGTTAAAAATGGCTTATGTATTAAAAACAAATTATGCGAATAGCTTAAATTATGGTGGTAAGCGTTCAACTTCTAAAATCAAGTATATTGTTATTCACTATACAGCTAATGACGGCGACACAGACGAGAATAACGGAAAGTATTTTAAAAATAATATTGTTAAATCTTCAGCACATTATTTTGTTGATGATGACAGCGTAACAATAAGCGTTCCAGATGATTTTAATGCGTACCATTGCGGAGCGAATAAATATAAACACGCTTATTGCAGAAATTCAAACTCTCTCGGAATTGAAATCTGCGACGATATTAAAAACGGTGTTATTTATCCGTCAGAAAAAACGATTGAAAACGCCGTGCAGCTCACAAAAGAGTTAATGGAAAAATATAATATTCCTGTTTCTAATGTTATTCGCCATTTTGATGTAACAGGCAAATTATGCCCTGCTTATTGGTGCGGTACAGCTACAAAAAATAAGCTCTGGGAAACAGAGTTTTTATCAAAGTTAAAAGCTGAAATGGCGTCAAAATACACTTTGAAAGATTTTGTTATTGATGTGCAGAAAGCGACAGGGGCAAAAGTTGACGGAATCGCAGGGAAAGAAACACTCTCAAAAACGCCCACAGTTTCAAAAAATAAAAATAACCGTCATAAAGTTGTCAAAGCTATTCAGCAGCGTTTAAATGCTCTCGGTTATGATTGCGGAACTGCTGACGGAATCGCAGGGAATTTATTTAATGAAGCTGTCAAGGCTTACCAGAAAGACAAAAAATGCGTTATTGACGGTGAAATTACAGCAGGAATGACAACCTGGAAAAAGCTTTTAGGTATGGCATAGGAAATTTTAACGCTTAAGGGCGTTATTTTCTGTTTGTTATAGTTAATAGTTAAGTTATAGAGAAAACAATAAAAAACGCTTTTAAGGGGCAAATTTGAGCAAATAAAAGGGGGATAGGCTTTTTAACCTATTCCCCTCTTTTTTTATTTTCATTTTCAAGTCGGTATAAAATCAATTTCAGAACATAGTCGGGACACTTTCTGCTGCCAGACTTCCAATTTTGCACCGTTCTATATGGTATTTCAAAATATTCGCTGAATTGCTTTATATTCATTCCCGAATTGTGCAATATTTCTCTAAACATTTTTTAACCTCTCTTTCTTCTATGAATTGTTTTAATAGCTGTTTTTGCCTTTCATCAAGAATAAGCGTTTTAGTTTGTGCGTATTCAATTAAAAGCTGTAAACACTCTTTGCGATCTGATTCCGTCATTCTGACACCGCCTTAAATGCAGGTCTGTTTTTCAAAAATTCAGCTAATGACGACCAGCCCATTTTAAATATTGTTGTTTTGGTTACGCCTGTTTTTATGCCCTCATTCCATAAAACAAACGAAACATATTGACCGTCATTATAAACGGTTGTAATCCGCTTATAGCCGTTTCTTTTTTCTACTCTCTGATACATTTAAAATCCCCCTTTTTGCTTTTCATTCCAACGGCTTATTGCTTCTTTCACACTCTTAAAAGATTTTGTGCAATCGCAAGCGCGAGTTGAGCAACAAACGCTCCAAAGGTTTCCTCGTGAATAAAAAATTTCTCTATCTGATACAATAACTATATTTTTATTTCCGCATATCCTACAAGGAAGCAACACACTTTTATATTTTTCTGTGTACCTCCTTGCTTGTTCAAATCGTTTAGTCATTATGCAATACCATAAAGTCTTGTTGACTTTCGGAATGTTTTTATTATCCCGCCCTTTTCACCGTTCTTTTTGATAGTCCAAAGGTTATGACAAGCGGAAAAATCAGAACAAAGGCGAACAGTAATTGTTTTTTCCGTTTCCTTTACAATTTCCGTTACATCAAGTAAAAATCCGTCTGCTTCCGCTAACTTTGAGCCTACTTTAATTTCATTTGCTTTAATAATCATTTTTCTTACCTCTTTTATATTTAATTATTTTTTCATCTTCAAGGGCGATTAAGCCCCCAAAGTCAAAAAATAATTTATCTTTTTTCCGCAGGTTGTATCAGTTCAGCATAAAGACTTTCTATATTTACCTTTTCGCCACTATCAAGCACTTTAAAAACTTTATTTATTCTTGCGTAAACTTCATTCACTATAATTTTTTGTGTTGTTTCAGCGTCTTTTTTATTGTCTCTGTCATTCTCATAGTCGTACATTTCAATCAATTCTTTTAATGTTTTCTGCATATAGTGTAAATTTCTTTTCATAATTTTTATCCCCTTTCATTGTGGGCGGAATTAAACCGCCCTTTTTTATGCTTCTTCATTATTTACTGTGATATATCATTTTACCATTTACAAGTTCATCAATAGGTTTATCAGTATATTCAGCATCTATTTCATCAAGTCTTTCAGCATATAAAATCTTACAATCACTATTAAGAACATATTTTTTAATTTCTGAAAAACTGTCTGCTTTGATAAACTGCGACCATACTGTTGAAGATGTTTTAACATCTTCCATAATTACTACCTTGAATACTTTTTGATTTTTCATAATTTTTATTACCTTTCTGTGTTCGGGTGTTTTCCCTTTTCTTGATTCCATTATACACCCATTGAGTATAAATGTCAATATTTTCCAATGAAAAAACTATACAAAGATAACGCTTTTATTTTGTGCAATATGTTCAATGGGTACAAAAATATATCCTTGTATACAGTTTGTATACAGATTGATGACACAGGATAGGTAAGAATAGGTTAGTATAGTTTAGAATAGGATAGGTAAGAGCAGAAAAGAAAAACGCACAGCATTTTCTGCCGTGCGTTCCGCTTATGTTTCCCCTTTTTCTATACCATATAAGACAAGCAGATAAGTCTGCTATCCCTATATGGTATAAAAGGAAAACCTTAATATATAAGGCTTTCCCTCTCTTTGCCCCTTTTAAAATTTCCAATGTATTAAAACATCTTCATTATCTATTTCAATATAATATATAAGTGATTGAACAATTTCTCGCTTTTCTTCAATGGATAAGTCTTTTTTATTTATTAAATCCGCCAGCGTTTTAATTTCTTCAATCGTCATTTCGTCAGCGTCTGGATCTGGAACATTAAGAGAGCTTAACTCTTTTTCAAGGGTTGTTTTTGTTTCGTTTAAAGCAGTTACTTTTTGATTGATAGTATCAAGTGGCATATTCCCCAGAGAATATAAATCCATTAAATTTGAAATTTGTGATGTTATGCTTTCAATTTCTGCATTTATAACCTTTATTTTTTCACCTGCATTATTAACAGGTTTTTCATCTCTCATTTTTGCGATATATTCTGAATCTAACGCAAGTTGAGTTATAGAGGATATAACCACATTATCAAGTTCTAATGCCTTATAATTCTTATTCTTACAGTTTGGGTCTTTTATCATCTTTTTTTGTTTTTTATTGCGTGAATAACAACTATAATAATATGTGCCGCTTCCGTTACCTTGTCGGGCGTATCTGCCGCCACAATGTTTACAATATAGAATACCGCCCAAAAGTGATTTAAACGGTTTAGCGGTCGCACCATACTTTTCTTTTCTTTCATTCATTATAACCATAATATCATCGTGCGTCTTCTTGTCAAAAATCGGTTGGTGAATACCTTGATAATATTTATCACGGTGTTTCATCATTCCAATATATAAAGGATTTGAAAGAAGTCGGCGAACGGTTTTAGCGTCCCATTCACCGTATTTGTGCTTATAACCTTTTGCGGTCATTATATTTGCTATAGTTCTAACAGGCGTATTATTCAAGAAAAGTTTTGCGACTTCTTTTATTTGTGCTGCTTCATATTCATTTATTATAAGCATATCTTCTTTGTAATCATAACCAATCGGCACCCATTTTGAGCCGTGCCATTTTCCCTCTTTTGCTCTGCTGTCTTTTCCTATCATTGTTCTTTCTCTGATCTGCTCTCTTTCAAATTGTGCAAAGACGGCTAAAATTCCAAGAAAGGCTTTTCCTGTCGGTGTGCTGGTATCAAAATTTTCAGTTATTGAAGTGAAAAAAACATCGTGTTTATCAAAAACATCTTCTATAAGATATAATGTATCTTTCTGGCTTCTTGAAAGGCGGTCAAGCTTATAAACTAATACCATATTGAACTTACCTGTTTCAGCGTCTTTTATTAGTTGCTGAAGCCCAGGGCGGTTAAGGTTAGAGCCTGTAAATCCGCTGTCGGTATAAATTTTATAAACAGTCCAGCCCCTTGCTTCACAATACGCTTTCATTCTTTTTATTTGCTCTGGTATAGAATAATTGTCTTCTTGTTCGTGCCCAGATACACGAGGATATAGTGCAACTCTCATTTTTTTATTTCCCCTTTTCTATGTTGTTTTTTCTTCTTGCTGATATATAAGAACGCTTGTTTGCATTTTTCACAATTTATTCATTTTTACACCATACTTTTTTAATTTATGAAGTTTATATTTTATTTAACTTTATAAAAGGCTGGTGCTTCAATGAATAATGAGCTGCTGCAAAAATTACACTCTTATATAGAAAAGTTAGATAATTCACAAATTCGTTTTTTAATCCGTTTAATTGAAAATATGTTTTTAGACTGATATTTTTTATCAGTCTTTTTTTAATTTTTCTATAAGGTTTTTAACAAGTTCTTTTTCTGATTTTTCTAATGTCATAAAATCTTCTATCATTTTTTTTAATTCTGAATTTTTTAAAATTGCTGTTGTAAAGTCTGCCAGGTTTTCGGGAGTATATCCGTATTCTTCTTCAAAAATCAATTCTGACGGTCTTATGTCTAAAACATCTGATATTTTTTTTAATGTGCTTCTTTTAATGTTTACAACTCGCCCGCTTTCATATTTAGCGATAGCGGACTTTTGAACGCCTAAAATTTTCCCTAATTCTTCCTGCGTCAATTTTTTTGCTTGCCTTGCTTCCTTGATCTTAATTCCTATATTCACATACTCACCCCCTTTTATTGTTTCTTTATTATACACCTTTGTTTCCTAAAAATCAAGAAAAATTAAAAAATATTTTAAAAACTTTCAAAAAAAGTATTGACAAATTAAAATAAAAGTGATAATATGATAGTGTCTTTATCAGACACAAATAAAAAAGTGGGGTGAAAAAATGAACAAAAAAGCGTTGCGTAGCGTTATGGCTTTACACGGCGATACAAATAAAACGCTTGCTGAATTTTTAGGTATGACCGTACAGGCTTTTTCGTATAAAATCAATGAACGAACAACAGCCGCAGGGAATAAAGCAGAATTTAAGCAGGGTGAGATTGCCTTAATCAGAGACCGTTATAAGCTTAATGCTGACGATGTGGACAGAATTTTTTTTAATTAAAAAGTGTCGTAAAAAGACACTAACGACAAAGAAAGGAAAAAATGAGGGCTGTAAAAAATGCGAGTAATACATATTATGCAAGACGGCACTATCAGAAATTCCGTTGAGGGTGTTGTTATAAGAGATAAAAGATTTTATCAGATATTTAACAGCATACAAACAAAACACATAACGAAAGGAAAAAAAGAAAATGAAAAGATTTATTGATAAGGTTGTTTATACTTTTAATTGGTCTATGGCGGTTTTATTCTTCTTGTCAGCTATGGCACTTGACGGCGGATCGCTTATACCGACTTATATTTGTTTAGGAACTCTTGCATACGGTTTTATTTACATAGGTTATCAAAAATATAAAGCTTCAAAAGAGGTTGGATATTATGACGAATACGCCGAGTAATAGCAATGTAAAAATGTTTATATGTTCAAGCCGTGATGAATGGCTTGAAAAGAGAAAAAACACAATAGGCGGATCGGACGCTTCAGCGGTTATTGGTTTGAATCCTTATAAAAGCAATGTTGAATTATTCAAGGAAAAAACAGGGCTTATAATTCCAGAGGATATAAGCGATAAGCCTTATGTAAAATACGGCTCACAGGCTGAACAGTATTTAAGGGAATTATTCAAGCTGGATTTTCCAGAATATCAAGTGTTTTACGAGGAAAACAACATATTTTTCAATGATAAATACCCCTGGGGGCATTATTCCGCTGACGGTTGGCTATTAGATGATAAAGGCAGAAAAGGCGGTTTAGAAATCAAAACAACCGAAATATTAAAAAGCAGCCAAAGAGAAAAATGGAATAACAGAGTGCCAGACAATTATTACTGTCAAGTGCTGCACGGTTTCGCAATTTTGGAAGTTGATTTTTTCATACTGAAAGCACAATTAAAAACGGTATTTAATGGGATTCCGTATTTACAAGTCAAGCATTATCCTTTTGAACGGTCAGAGGTACAAGATGATATTGACTATTTAATGAAACAAGAGGGCGGATTTTGGGAAAAGGTTAAAAATAAACAATGCCCGAATTTGATATTGCCCGAATTATAAAGAAAGAATAAAAGAAAGGAAATTTTAAAAAATGGAATTAAAAATAACAAAATGGGCTATACCCGAAGAAACAGAATTTAACTATGAGGAATTAAAAACAGCAATAACAGAAAAAGCAGAGCATTATAAAACAATGGTGTATACCGAAAATGATATACCGATTGCAAAGGCTGACAGAGCAACGCTGAACAAGCTGAAAAAAGCCTTGAACGATGAGCGAATCTCAAGAGAAAAAGAATATTTAAAACCTTTTGCAGAATTTAACGCGAAAATAAATAACCTTATAAGCATAATTGACGAGCCTTTATTGCTTATAGATATGCAGGTTAAAGATTATGAAAATACAGAAAGACAAAAAAAGCACTCTGAAATAGAAAAAATATATACAGAGCTTAATCCTTATGAATGGTTGGGAATCGGTCATATATTCAATGAAAAATGGCTTAATGTTTCCGTTAAATTACC